GAAACTTTCTGGCAGCGAGCCACAAGGATAGGGCTGGTCGAGCTGGGGCTGGATCCAGACACATTTTTGGGGCTCACCGTAAACGAGCTTAATGCCCTGGCTGCCCATAAGAAAAAAGAAGATGCCAGACAAGACAGGCTGGCGGCATTTGCGGGCTATTCGGCTGCTGCTGGCGTAGCAAAGTGGTTTGCCGAAGGCCTGCCGCCATTCCGGGAGTTCTATGTCGTCCCTGGAGAGCCGAAAGAGAGAAAGCCTTCTCTCCAGGACCACATCCAGATGATGAAGGACGTGGGCGAGGGCGGGCCGCCTTAAAATGGCCCCCACGACAGACTGAGTATGTTATCTGGCCCGATGCATATTTCCAAGGGATATCCATAATTCGGATGAATATAACCCTCTTCAGTGATCGTAAATTCGTCTATGCAGTCTAAGCAAATCATACCATCACAGAGATCAGTGATATTGCCCTCGTACACCTCGATGCTATCATTGTCCCAGTGTTGATGAATTCTGACATAATCTCCTTTTTGTGGCGCTCTCGCATCAGACAGTGCGCAAAAAAGCGAAATTAGAACAATAGCGACTATTATTTTCTTCATAATAAATGCACAGCATTTCTGAAATATAAACTTTGAGGTGTAATGACCGAAGTAGGCAGAGCGACCGTTATCATAGATGCCGATGACTCCCGGCTCAAGACCAGTCTAGCGAAGGCTCAACAGGATACAGCCGCTGGCGTGGCTGGCATCGAGCAGAACCTCCGCGGCCAGCTGGGGGCAGGCTTAACCGGCTCTCTCTCGGGCGGGAACTGGAAGGATGCTGGGAAGGCCCTGGGAGCCGATCTGGTGCAGGGTATCACCGCTCCTCTAGGAGCTCTCGGGAATGTGGCAGGCAGTGCGGCTCTGGCCATGGGGCCGGTGGGGATAGCTGCTATCGCCGGAGTCGCGGCTGCAGGAGCCTTAGGTGCAGCCTCGTCCCGTGCCGCTATGGAATGGGAAGCTGGGATGGCCCAGATTTCCAAGACCACCGGGATAGAGAAGGGGACGGAAGCCTTCAATGAGCTGGATTCGAGCCTCACGAACCTCTATTCCCGGATGCCTACGACAGTTGCCGAAATACAGAGCGTAGCGGCAGCAGCGGGCTCACTTGGTATCGAGAAAGATTCTATTGCGGGATTCACAGAAGTAGCCCTCCAGATGGGCTCTGCCTTCGACATGCCCGCGGAAGAGGCAGCCACCGCCATAGGCAAGATCAAAGGCCAGCTCAAGAGCCTGCCAGACGGGGTGCAGACCTCCGCAGAGTTCGCCCGGCAGTTCGGCTCTGCAGTTGACTACGTCGGAAACAACTTCAACGCCACCGAGAAAGATGTCCTAGACTTCTCGACCAGAGTCGCGGGCTCGATGTCTTCTCTTGGAGCTGGGGCATATGAGGTAGCTGGCTGGGGCGGGATGCTCAGCTCTGTGTTCCCGTCGGCTGAGCGGGCTGCAGGAAGCTTCGATGCCCTGCTAAACCAGCTCACCACTAACGAAAAGTCTCAGGCCGAAGCTGCATCTCTTCTGGGAGTATCTACCGAAGAGTTCATGCAGGCCATGAGCACCGATCCATCCGACACCATTCTGAGGATCGGGTCAGCTCTAGAAGGGCTCCCGGCTGATAAGCTTCTGTCCACCGCAAAAGCACTGGGCGGATCGTATGGTATGGATGCCTTGACCAAGATGGTCGGCCATACGGACGAATGGCGGCAGTCCATCGAGGATACGGTAGAGGCTGGCAAGAAAGGGGAATCCATAGGGGAATCTTTCGAAGCCGGCGCGGACAACATGAAGTCCTCGCTCCAGGTCTTGAAAAATTCGTTCAACGCCATCCTGAAGGACATCGGCGGGCCGATCAATGCCGCCATCACGCCGATTATCAATTCTATGGCCGGATCGCTCAACAGCATCCGGCAGATCGGCGAGAACCTGTGGGAGCCCATGACTGCGGGCCTTGCTCCACTCATCACAGGAATCACGCAAGTCACCGGCATGATAGGCACCATGGGCGGTATGAACCTGAGCGTCCTGGTGTCGGGCACGCAAGCCCTTAACACCGCTTTCCGGACCGGCAAAGCCTATGTCGAGGCCTTCAAGGAAGAGATCCTGGCCACTATCACCAGTTCTGCCCAATTCCAAGCTCTTGCGGGCGCACTGGACAGCATCAAGAGCAAGCTGTCCGAGGTCGGTGCCTTCTGGGGAGACATTTTCGGTGACATCGTCGACGGCCTAGCGAACGCCATTCCTACGGCGGTATCTGGGGCTGTCAATGCCCTGGGATCTTTGGCTAGCCAGGGATTGAACAAGATCGGCTTAGGCGGCCTAGCAGAAGGAGCTTCTAGCCTGTTTGGGGATGTGACTGCATTTCTCGATCGGGTATCCGTGCGAGCAAAAGAAAAGCTCGGGATAGCCACCGAGGAAGCGGTCGAGACAGGCACCGAGAAAGGCATGGAAAGCGGTGCGTCCAATGCCGAAGATGGTATAGCATCGTCCATTGAGAGAGCGGTATCATCAGGAGCGAGCAGCGGTTTTGCCGCCTCGCTGGCATCTATGGACGAGGCTTTCAAGTCGCTGTCGTCTTCCGGGGTTTCGAAAGATATAGCCGGTTGGATGAGCTATGGCGGCGCTGCAACCGATTTAGAGGCATTGGCCCGAATCAATGCACAATCCGGGACCAATGATGGCTATAAAGGCATATGGGGGCAAGGCTCTGGCGATCGATACACGGTAGAGCAGGGAGTCCAAGTCAAGCTCCACTACAATACTGACAAATTTGGCACCCAAAACACTCTCTACATAAATGGCCAGAAGATGGCCGAAGGCCGAGGGTACAGTTCCCAAGAAGAGGCCATAAAGGATCTGTTCCAGCAAGCCAAATTCCCTCTGTCAGAAGCATCCAACCTGACTTTGCAGGGCCGATCCGGGGAGCTGGCGGTCTTGCAGATGGACCAGCAGATCCAGCCTATCACCAATTTCATGGTTGATCGCTTCGGCGACATGGGGTCACAGGCAAGCACCGCCCTGGGCGGCAGCCTGAAGACTGGACTGGATTCGGTCAGCGCCTTCATGAAGAATACTTGGTACAATGACTTAGCCAACCTGGGCTCTGTTGCCGGATCTGTGATAGGCGGTGGCCTGGCTGAGATGGGTGCAAAGGCAAACTCCTCCCTAGACGGCATCCAGGCCAAGACCAAGCAAGCTTCCGTGGGCTTCAATCAGCTTGAAAGCGCCATGGAAGGATTGNACCGAAACCATGTCGGAGTTCGGNCTNTGGCAAGAGCAGAATGCAGAAGAGCTTTTNCAGGGGTCGTACATCGGNGCTGGCGGAGAGCAGTATCTCGACTGGAAGCTCAGCCAGATNCAGAGTATAGCGGCCACTCAGAAGGCTATGGCTTCGGTCGGAGGGGCTGTCCTAGGGAAGGACTATACGGATTTCCAGTTGAGCCCGAGCCTCGACACTTCGGCAGCAGAAAGCCAGTGGTCGAGTTTCCAGGCAAAGCTGACCGAGGAGCAGAAGATTCCCATCAACGTCGATGACTCCCAGGCCATGAGCGCAATCGCCGCCATAAATGCGGCCGCGAGCGCACCAGTCACCAAGCCGGTCTACGTGCAACAGATAGGCGGATATGGAGGCGGTGGGGGATTCGGTGGAGATACTGGATCCGACTGGTGGTCTAACCCCTATGGCAGCCCCTACTATCTGCCGTCCTATGCAGAGGGTGACGTCTTCGTGCCTGAGCCTACCCTGGCGGTAGTCGGTGATAGGCCTGGCGGGGAATGGATAGGGGGCATCGATCAGGCCATAGAGCGGTTCGGGGGCGGAAGCGGCCAGGTGGTAATCAATGCACCCGTGACGATTCAAGGAAACGTGTACGGCATATCCGATCTAGACGCCTACATGGACGAGAGAGATAGACAACTTCAAGCAAAACTTTCGAATGCGAGGAATAGATGAGCTGGGATAATATCGAAGTCCGGATCACAAACCCTGATCAACTGCCATTCGTGGCCGAAGTCGACTCGTGGAATCTGAAGAAATTTAAGGACCTCAGGAGGCCACGAGAGTTCGACATGAACATGAGCCGGTCGGTGCCTGTGAAGCAGTTTGCTACGATCGAGGTACTGGAGGGGGCCGATGTCATTTTCAGAGGCATCGCAGAGAAGTACAAGATCTCCAAGACCCAAAAGACCATCCAGGCAAAGGGGGTCGAGTGGCTGTTGTTCCATCGGTATACTCCGATGTTCAACTACTGCTTCACTGACCTAACCATGCTCGAGATCTTCCGGGATTGCTGGGACTCGATGTACGGTATCCCCGGCCTGCTTAGGGTAGCGAACAGCTATTGCCCCACGGCTACACCATACACAATGTACGACGGCGCCAAGAACATCGTCAAGCTGATTGGAGCAGGATCGGCCAGCCGGATAGGTGCGGCAGACATATCCATGCTCACCGAAGAGCTGGAGCAGCCCCTCATCAGGCGGGATGCCCTGGCAGATCTTCAGACCTATGACCAGTCCGTATATCAGGATGCTACGGACCTCTATGTCCGGTACGACGGATCTTCGGGCAGCGGTGCCTTCGCTAACTGGTTCTGGTATCTGAATGGCGGCCTGATGGCAGAGAACGCTTTCGATACCATGATCAGGCTGGGAGTGCACGAGGCGGAGGAGGCCATTCTGACAGGCGGCCTCATGGTGGACAATAACCAGATCGGAGATCTCCTGTGCAACTTGGCAGAGTCCCAAGGCTATTACCTCCGATTCAGGGACGGGGCCACCTACAGCTATCTCGATGTCTGCCTTGAGCCTGGAGACGGCGCTGCATCAGGGTTGTACGAGCTGACGGAGGACGATATAGACGTCCTGGAGAAGTCCATTCCACAGTCGGCCAAGATCCATTCCCTCACCGGCATTGGCGATGCCTGCCAGCAGTACCATACGGCGGGGGCAGATCTGACCTACAAAGGGTTATGGGTAGCGGATGTGTACGATTTCGAGAACGGCTTCAGGGATGCGAACGGTACTCTGATCCCCTACACAAATGATGAGTACGCCAGGAGGCAGGCAGATTACAGGTACCGGATCAAGACTCCCCGGCGCTTGCTCATGAGGCCGGGCGACTACATCAAGGTCAACGTGGACTATGAGCCGGTCGAGATCCTGCCAACTGACACCATTGAGATCTCATCCAGCGATCAGTCCACCACACTGGAGCTGGGGGGTAGAGATCCGGACTTCATAGACGCTTTCGAAGCCCTGCAAAGCTTCGATGAGGGCTACTATGACCGGTACATGGTGGAGTACTTCGGAGAGGTCAATCAATCTGGGACGTTCAAGTTCCGAGATAATGATCACTTCACTTGTGCCCCTTGCGTCCTCGCCTTTTCGGTTCCTCCGGATGCCAAGCACGCTGACCTCAACTCCCGGATTACTCTCGATGTCGATTTCAGCATGGACAACTACGTCCGCCGTGCCCTCGGGCGGTGGTGCGCCATTGTGATGACTGCCAGCCGCATCCCTGCGGG